TTCTCCTCGGTGACGGGGAAGGTGCCCATGCTGTAGCGGCGTGTGGCCGGCTCCAGTGCCGGGAAGGTGGCCATCAGTTCTGCAGCGTGATGACGCTGGCGCCCAGGCTGAAGGTTGCAGAGCTGCTGCTGACATCAGCGCCGAAGTCCACATAGCAGACCAGTTCATCAGCACTGCTGGCGCCGCCGCGTGATTTGTAGATCACAGCAGCCCTGGCGGTGATGGTGCTGCTGGCCCAGTTCACAGCGGCAAAGCTGAGGGTGACGCGATCGTTGGCGGTGTCCTTGGTGACGGTGCAGGCGCTGGTGACGCCGCCAGCGGTGTAGCCGGTGCCGCTGACTTCGTTGGTGACATCATCACGCTTGTCGTGCGTGTCCTTGTTCGGACTGTAGGCCGATGAGACCAGCATCACCTTGAAGGTATCGGTGTCCGCGTCGATGGCACCACGGGCCATGTCATCAACGAATGAGTTGTAGATCAGGGAAGCCATAGTTGATGCTCAGATGAATTCATTCTGCCGAGATGGCAGGCGGCTGCGGCCAGGTGATGTCAAATGGGTTGGGCGCATCGGCCAAGTCGCGCAGGGCCTGGCGGTAGGTAGCCCAGGCGTCACGATCAGCGCCGAGGTCATAGTCAGCAATCTGCGTCCAGTCGCTGGCCTTCAGCAGCTCGATGCGCCGCTGGCGGATCTTGGCGTATTGCGCCTGCAGCTCATCGAAGTTGTAGGGGCGCACCAGGAACTGCGTGCCGTCCCAGTCGATGGTCTCCAGCTTCGGGTTGCACTCGGGGCGCTCGAACGGGCCGGTGTAGCCCGCACGCTCCAGCTCGTCAGGCGTGAAGGTGCTGGCGTCGGTGCGGGTGCTGCCGTCCGCAAAGCGGATGCGGTGCGGCAGGGGCGCTGGAAGTGTGGCGTTGTGGGAGTAGAGGGTCATGCGTCAGGGAATGGCGCAGTAGGTGCAGTGAAGTTGGCGGTGTAACGGGCGACGCCTTTTGTGATCCTTAAATCATCCATATAGCCATCAAAAAGTACACTACCACTGCCCATGACAGTGGTGGGAGTCAATGTGCTGCTATGAGTAGCAGTCGCGTATAGGGTTCCACCTCCGAATAAACGCAAGGTAGAGCCGGATCTTGTCAGGGCCAAATGATGCCAACTACTGCCTGACAATCCTACGGCAAGGTTGTCAAATATCTCGACACCTGCATTGTATAAGTAAAACTGGTAAGGTTTGCTTCCGTCCTGGTTTATTTCTATTCTTGAATTAGCGGCGGCCAGGTTGAATAATCTGCCGCGATTTGCCAAAGCATATAACCAAAACTCAATAGTGAAATCACCTGTCAGTTGCAGCAGGCTCGTTGAAGGCAGCGCCAGTTGATCGTTGGTGGCACTGGTTGACCGATATGCGCCGGTGCCATATTTGACAACATCTGTGCTTATCTTGGCGTTATTGCTAGGAGTCACCGTTAGAGCGTTTGCGCTGCTGTCGGTGAAAGTAGTGCTGTTATTCGCCCCATCCATGTGAAGCAACAGCGACACACTGGCAAAGTCAGGATCCGTGGTTTGAACAATCGGCCAAATCCCTGCCCTTTGTGCCACGCTCTGCTCATTCTGAAACCACAGTCCCGATGCCGAGCTGGTTGCAGGCGTCCGTCTGACGCCCATCAAACCGCCGTTAAAGCCGAGCATCAGCTGATGTCCTCATAGGAGATGACCAGCTCCAGGTCGCTGGCAGCGCTGGCTTGGGCGCGGAGGCTGTGGCCTTCCTCCAGGTAGATGTAAGCCTCGCGGGTGACCAGCACCTGCGTGGCATCCGCTGGCACGGCGATGGTCTTGCCGATGGCGAAGCCGGTGGTGCCGTTGTAGTGCTCCAGGCTGATGTCGGCTGTTGCTGCGCCGTCCACGTTGGCGCAGTAGACCGAGTTGACCTTCAGCACCTTGCCGCTGCTGGAGCTGTTGGTAAGCGCCGCAGCCATGGTGGTGGTGACGGCGTAGCCCACGGTTTTGCCGGTGACCGTCGTGACCGAGCTGCCGCTTTTGATGTTGGGGGCTGCCATGAATCAGTCCCAGACGGTGTAGGGGTCTTCATCCCAGTATAGGAATGAAGAGAAGTCGTAACCGCCACCATCGGCAACCACAGACGCTGCGCCATCTGCCAGGGTGATTGTGATGCTCTGCTGCAGGCCGTTGGTTGAAGTGGCGCTGCCGAATGCCAGCGTGATGATCACTGCCAACTCAGCGCCACTGGCAAACGCACCATCAGGCGGTACGGTTTCAAGTGCCAGCTCGACGTTGTAGCGCCCGCAATAGACATCATCTACGGTTGGCGCTTCCGTGTACCGCCAGCGGTAGTCCGTCAGCTGGTAGTCGCTGATGGTGGTGACGCCGCTCCAGATGCTCGATGGCAGCGTGAAGCTTTCAAAGCCGCCAAACTGGCCTTGGTAGTGACTGAGGATGCTGAGCATGTCAGCTTCAGCCAAGGCGATGAAACTCAGCCGAACTGAGCTGCTCAGCATCACATTGCTATGGCGCACGCGATTCTGCAGGCCGTTGTAGGCGGTAAACGGCGTGTGCGGATACTCGCCTGGCGTGAAGGCGCGGGTGGCTGGCGTTAGCGAGGGAAAAGTAGCCATCAGATTGGCGTATTAACTATGCCAAACATCTCAGCCCCAACGGATGTTGAAGCAATGATGTAGTCATTGAAAGACGTGCTATAAACCCACACTCTCCACCTATTGCTCGGCGGCGGTTGATAGAAGATATAGCCGGGGCGCGTTTGACTAAATCTAGGCGGTGGGCCAGTGCCGACGGCACCAGACCACGTAACCGTATAATCTCTGCTCAGCAATCCTGGTTGAACAACAGTCGAAGTGCCTTGAACTCTGCCATCAGCGCAAGTCGTGACCGATGTGTAGATAGAGCCTTCGTCGCCTACTTTGATAAGCAGCACTCCTTCTACTCCCAGCCAGGATGGAATCTCAGTACCAGTTCCGTATGTAATAACAGGGCTTCCGCCGCCACCTGGGTACTCAAGCGTTGTAATCAGGGTGCCATCCTTATACCACTGCACTGTTTTTGGGTCATCGCCGCAGAATCCGGGACTTGGATTAAGCCCGACGCCAGCGCGTGGTATCTCGCCAAGTGGCGAGGTGACGGCTGGAATTGACACGCCATCGAATCCATCATCAGCATTGCCGGTGTCGCCAGTCGGCGCCGAATCATCAAAGCCCAACCCGCCACCGCTAGGTGATAACTCCAGCGGGTCAGCACCATCAGCAGCTGTGAACGTTTCAGCCGGGATGGTGTTATCACTGCTGGAGTTCACATCACAGCTGACGCCGGTGCGACCGCTTGGCAGGATGATGCCGGTGCCGACAGCAGCAGCCACATCCAATGCGATCAGGCTGCGGCCTTGGTCGTCGATCGGGAAGTGCGTGGCCTCATAGCTCACATCGCCCGCCAGCGTCTTGGTGATGCGCTCCACCTGGTAGAGGTAGTCATGCACTGAGTTGGTGTAGGTGCTGTTATCGCGCTCCAGTCGCACGCGGATGATTTCGCCAGCGCTGATCAGCGTATTGTGCTCCTGCGGCCGTGCTGCAAACCGGATGGTGTGCGTCGTGTAAAGCCGCTTGGCCAGGATGTAGGCGCCAACCTTAACGGCGTGATCCTCGCTGGTGCAGAACGTCGAGAGATCATGCGACTCATACGGTCCGGTTTCGGCGGTGCCGCTGTAGCGCACCTCAGCGGTGCGGATGATGCCAATGTCGCTCTCTAGCTGCTGGCGCCAGATCACTTGCGCCACGAACGGCTGCCGGTCCGCCAGTGACAGATAGTTGATCTCCAGCGTGCCGGGCAGCACGGTGTCTTCGGTGAAGGTGTACTCCGCCGTGATTGCCGTGGTCTTGATGGCGCCAGCGCCAGTCACCGGCAGCAGTGGCCGCAGTCCGCGCTTGCCGCCTGCGTTGCTCTCGGCCAGCAGGAAGTAGGGCGCCAGCCTGGCGGCGAGGTCGGAGTAGTTGGTACTTTCGCGGATCTCAAGGTTGCAGGTGAAGCCGTTCACCTCAAGGAACGTGGCTGCTGCCAGCAGGGCGGTGTTGTCGATCATCGCCGCTGGCACCCTGCTGGTATTGACCAGCAGCCACTTCACCAGGTCCGCAAAGTTGTCGCTGGGCCCAGTCACACTGTCGTAGATCCGGGTCACGGCCATGCCCCCACGGATGAACAGATGCACCTGGCGGTTGTACTGATCGAAGCCGTCAGGGATGGTGACGTTGAAGCTGAGCGTGCTGATGCCGGGGTAGCTGCCGACGGTGCCGCAGAAGAACGGCGCCTCGGGCAAATCCTTACCGGCACGCTGCACGAAATAGTTGCCGGGTGTCCAGGTGCCAGCCCTGCGGTCGTAGGTCTGCGTGTGAGCGCCAACGCGGCAGGCACGCTGAAACACATCCTTGACCGGGATGCTGTCAAGCTGGCCCTCGCTCAGTACCAGCATGTAATAGGCGGTGACGTTGTTGCTGGCGTCATTCTCGAAGCGTGCTTCGGTGGCGCCGGGACTGATCAGGATGCCGCCTTTGCTGTTGCGGAATCGGGCGAACACGATCGGCACCGGCTCACCAATCTGCGCGAACCGCTGCGGGCTATCCAGCTCTGTGGTGCCCTGCGCGGCGGTTGCATCAGCTGGTGCATTGATCTGACCGGCCTGGATGGCCAGCAGTGCCAGTGGATCGCTGGAGGAGAGAAAGCTCACTGCCTGATGCCCTGCCCCATGATCGCCAATGTCAACCGGCGCGGCGGCACTTGCGCTCCAACGG